GTCTTCTTTAAATGTAGCCATATTATAAACGATGGGCAGGCCGCATAGGAGAAACACGGCCCACCCGTCAGGGGAAAACTATTGTAATTAAACGCCTGTTAAAATAGCACCAGCCCCGGCAAATACTATAGCCTCGTCAACAAAATGACGCGCTCTGTAAATGTCAGACCTGACAGCTTCTTCTCTGTATTCCTCGGTCACAATATTGTCACCACCCTCTTTTTCCCATGCAAAAGTACGACCGATAACAGGGTCTTGCATATCCTCAGAAGTCGCCCTCTTGTAAAGACCCACTTTTGTAACACCCCAAATTCCAGACAATGAAGAGGCTTTACCCTTTTTCGCTGTGTCTTGGATAGCTCCACCTACAAGCACCTCGTCAACCTGGAAATATTGTGCTGCAATTCTGCGTTGTGCTTCAAGCCCGCCAAGCTCGATAGGGTTTGTATACTTAAATGCCTCTTTTATTTCATTCGTCAGCAACAACTCGTCAAAGATACTGATATCCATTGCCATAACATTTGGGACTATACCACGATCCACACGCATCGCTTGTTTAAGTTCCGATATGTCACTTCTTGGAGTTGCCGTTGCTATTACTGACCAAGCTGCGGTTGCCGCCTGAGTAGTTGTAATTACACCCGTATCAAACAACAAGCTGGCAATTCTCAATTCCTGTGCCCTTAGTACTTTATCAACGGCCCGCATTGTCGCGACTAAATCACCGTCAAAAAAAGAACTATATAAACTTCTTTCCACATCCGGCATGACAGATTCAAAACCAAATTCTTTACAAGCATAAGAACCGGATTCAAATTCATAGTCGTCTCTTGGATATGCCGACCTTGCGCCCCTCTGTAAATCCTGTTGTTTCAATATTGCTTCAATCGGGATTTTTGGATATGTACCGGCTTTCTCACTAACGTTCTTTATAGGCATAATTGAATTACCGATAAACCCTAAACGCTGCGAGTCTTCCATTAACTCTACCGCTGCTTCTGTAAGGTCACGATTTAACGTGGCCTGTCCGCTTGCTAATCTTCCCATTTTATCACTCCGTTTTTAAAATATTTTCAATCTTAACACCCTGGGCTATTTTAGAATTACCTATAAAACGGGTAACTCTTTTAGCGTTTGGGTTATCAATTCGCAACATTCCGGACACCGCGCAATGATACAAATACTTTGGACTCTTTATATCGTAATGGTCAAAGTCTTTAATAGAAAATGACCTCGATGATATCGTCATCTGCTAGAGCAGCTTCTTTCGTGGTTCCTAAAATTGGACCTGCTACAGACGCGCCTATCTTGCCGCTTGCTAAAGCCTGGAATTCAGCACCCACAGCCAAAGCACTCAACGCGGTAACTTCTCTTGTACCGCCCTGTACTGGCTCAATGGTCACTTCATCGTCTGCTGCTGCAGAGAACTCAGTTATTCCCACAGGCACATCACCAGCCGCACAGATCACAACCTCTGCGGGACTCGTAGAGCTACCCGCCTTTATTTTACATAGTAATTTCTGGTCAATTGCCACATCTGCCAACGCAGTCCATTTACCTTCTGTTTTCATAGTTTCACCTTTTAGATTGAATGATAATTAAATTTTATCATAACATTACACAACCGGTAACGTTACTTAGTTTTGTATGCGTCTGGGTACAACTTATTAATCGCGTTCATTGCGTCAATCTTGCTGCACTTGTGGTCTGCCTGGTATTCTTTTGTCAATACAGTAAAATCCAATTTAGTTGGTGGCTTCTGATCGATATCTACAGGGGGAACAGATTCGTTTTGTAAATCTTTTCCGGCCTGTTTTACAGATTCTTTTTCTATCCCTGCTTTCTCTTGCGAAGCTTTGATTATTTTAATTGCAACTTCGGCGCCAGTACTCACACCATCAAATTTCATGTCATCAACTATAGATTCAAAACCTGGTAGACTTTGCGCTTCCACAGATTGAATGCGTTCCCGTTCAAGCTTTGCGCCTTCTTTGACCCCTTCTTCATATGTCAATTTGTCATCCTCCTTGATATGTTTACTATTATTATTATTGTCATTTTCTTCACCTCCTGCGTTATATTCGCAACCATCTTCATTGCCCGCAGCAAGCATGCGCTCTAAGGAAATATCTAGTACCCTCGAGAAGCTTCTTAACCTGTCAACGGGCGGGCAATTTATAGAGCCACTTAAAATTTGATTAACTGTATCCGATTCTATTCCCGCAGCGGTTGCCATTTCGGAAACTACTTCTTCTCTTGTTTTTTCCTCTGCCTCAGTTTTTCTGTCTATGCCGCCATTCAATAGAGCCGCAAGGCTTCTGCCTAATTCGTTGTTGCTCATATTTTGCCCCTTATGGTTTTGTAAATAACGATGTAAAAAATTATTTATAACTTCGATTCCTTTAGGATTGTCCAGGATTTTATCAAGCAGGCTCGCCACTTCGGACGATAACTTCACCTGGTCTGTATAAAAACCGTTTTGCTCGAAAAGACCATCACATGCAGCGGGGTCATCAACAATATCAATTGCCGCAAGTTTTTCTATTCGTAATAACGGTGGTAATGGCTCCCCGGTTGCTTCATCTCGAATCAAATTACCCTTTGTGTCTTCCCGGAAAACAAGGTCTTTTTTAAGCATTGCAATAGAAACACCAAACGCATCCGGGTCACTCCTTGCGAAATCCATGACATACTTCGCAATATCCCCTTGTGGGGTATTATGTGCGGAATGGTCAAAAAATAAATCACCAACAACTTTATTCCCCTCCTTCCGCATATTATGAAATCTACCGAGAAAAGTACCTAGCGCGCTGCTACTCATACTCGGATGACCAAACCTGCTCTTCTGCCCCTGGTTTAAACTATTCCCCGTTTCAACCAATTGACTCAACGTTGTATCGTCAATCTCCCACCCCCGATCATCTTTTACAAACCCCCCCTGCATAATAGTTGCGCCGCGTATAACTCCAAGCCCCTTAGGATGCTTCTCTAAAGGGGACACACTGTCCGCTCCCCCTTGTAACCCCACACAAACTTGACACCTGTTTTCCTTACCGATTTCAGATATAACTTTCCTCATATATTGGTCATCGTTTTGATCTGTCATAATTATTGCACCGTGTCGTCTAAGGGTTTGTCTTCTTTTTTTGTTGGGGAAAACAATTCTTTTATCATTTCGTTTTCCTTTAAAAGCTGTGTATGTTTTGCTTCCCAATCACCGCCAGTCATTTCCGCAGTGACTTCACTATATGTTGAAATACCTAGATTGATTCGTTTTTCTGCCGCGTTAATTTCTCGCAATGGATCTATTTGCCCCATCGTCCCCTTACCGTTCCATAAGGCTCCATTATAAGCCGCCCTTATAAGCGGATCAGTGAAGTAGCCAGGTGCTGAAACTTTACCACTTGAAAAAAGTTCCCATAAAAACACACGCGCAATTGGTTCACAATATGAAGCGACAAACCACGCTCGTTCATTCTCGTAAGTCCGTGCTGCCTCTAGCAAGCTAGCCCTTGCTGCTGCGTAGCTAGCGGTAAAATGTTTAATCAATACTTCGTATGGTAATCCCACCGCGACGCCCATTTGCCGCATGATAGAAACCGTAAACGCATCAAATGCAACATTTGGCCTGGTAGGGTCAACCGTGTGTACTTTGTCACCCTGCTCAAGGTCTATTATAACACCGTTACCTAATTCGTAGCCTTGTTCACCACGGCTTCCTATCGGTTGTGGACTCGCACTTGTAAAATTATCTAGTATTTCACCGTCAATACTGGACGAATTCTCTCCGGGTTCAAGAAAAACAGTCAGCATGGCGTTGATTAAAGCTCCCATCATCTCTGCATCTGTGTACCTTGCTAACGTTTTGGACAATATTAATATAGGTGCTGCAAATGGAATACCCCTTGTTTGCCCTATACGCAATGGTTTCGTGACATGTATAATATTAGGCAAGCCGGTAGTGGCTTGGTATGCGTTGATCGCCCGCCAAGATTGCGACCGTTTGGCTCTACTGCCCGGATGTGCGTCCGAAAGATGATAGCGAAATGGCGCGCCTTGTTTCGTTCTTTCTACCCCCCCTGCAATTTCGTTTGTATCAAATTTCCTATGGGGGTTGCTGATCCTGTCCGCTTCTACATCTTGAAGCTGTAAAGCAAAACCATTCGTTGTAATATTTCGGCGTGTGAGTATTGAAAAAGCATCTCCGTTTTCCAAGGACGATCTATACTGTAGTTTCTGTTTTTGCTTAAAAGGTAATTGTCGCCGTACATCACTTAAGTGTGACTCACTCCACAATCGCCAATAATCTTCCACCTGCTCTTCTGTCTGCCTTGCCTGATCTTCACTTATACCTGCCATCCGCGCGTTAATTTTAGCCTGCCTTGTTAAGCCGTCCGCTATCACGTGGCTTTCCATTGTATGAATTGCGCCCGCTATAATCGGCGTGTTCCGAACCGCGTCCGCGCACAGTTCGCGTAAGCGCGGCAGGTCTCGTAATGTATCCCCGTCCGCGTCATGTCGACCAGGCAACCAGGTCATAACTTCACGCCTACCTCTATCAGCCGCATCGTACCCGCCACGACCCAACGCTTTTGAAAAAGAACCAGCAATTTCTTTTATTTTATGTTCTCGCGATTGGTTTGTCATATCGGGACAATTCCTCTGACTTTACGTTTCCGTGTTGTCTTTTCTGCGGTAGCAACCATGTCATTCCAGAATACTATATTTTCTCTGGTTTCCGCACGGGTTATACTTCGCCCGTTGATTGTATACGCTTGCCCATTTGCTAAAGCTAAATCCGCCGTAAGCCATTTTTGTAAATGCGCGTTGGCTTCGGCTGGTGTTATTATCGGCATTGTCGTCTATTGTAATGGTTTAGTTACGTTTAATATATTTGATAGTTTACGATCCTGTGATTTATAAGCTGTTGTTAAAATATCGTATGGTACGCCACACGATGCGCCCGCCAAACGAATCATCTGCTCCATGAAGTCGTCAAACCCTTTTTCTTTATGTTTTAAATCAACTATCTCTTCACTGGCTAATTCTTTCTTTATCATATTTGCACCCCTTGGCTTAATCGCTTACCACGCCTATGTGATTTAACTTGTGTTTTGGCAACATTAATACCCTGTATTCTATCAGCTATACTATCTATGTCAACGTTTAAAATTGACAACGCGGCAGAACATAAGACGTTGATATCAATAGCCTCATTTGCTCGACCGTGTATCTTTTTAAACCCCAAATAGCTTTGCCCCTTTACAAAAATAGTCACCTGCTTTTCCGCTGTCAATTGTTTGAAATATTCTATGTCATATGATTGGTTGAAATGGCAAAAACCTGGGCCGTAATCCTCAAGCTGCAAATTGCTAAACAAGGTAGACTTTCCGGTTTCTGTCCCAATATGAAAAAGTTTTGCATCCAACGAATTGTTTGTCTTTGGTCGAGAAACAAAAGGGCTACCCATAATTGAACTGCCCTTTGTAGCATAAATATGTCTCGCCTCCCTTGGTTTAGTAAAAGAATATACTTCATGTGGCAAATACCCGCTATCAATACAAGCCCCAGAAACTCCTATAATTGCCCCACTCTCATGCGTAAATTGTCTTGATAGAAATTCGTCAAGCTCTTTCCAGGCTTCTCTTTTTGTCGGCTTAATCTTTATAATCTTATACGCAAGACCCCATGATTCACGGCCCCGCCCCCATCCTTTCAGCTCCACTTCGATCCGATCACCTTGGATATCTGCCGCCGCCGTTATAACACAACATCCTTTTGGCAAAATTGTGTCATAGCCTTCACGCCTAAGATGAAGATTGCTAGGGTCCAAAACATTCCCCTGAGTCTCCCAGGTTTCGCCTAGTGCTGTGTTGGTCCACGTCTGTTGTTTCTCTACACTACGATCTTTTCGGAAATCAAGAAAGTCTTGTACTAATTCATTCCAGCTAAACCAGCCCACCGGAGAATACAAACTTGACAAATGAAATCCAGGGTAAGCCCCTTTAGAATTTGTGCTTATCCATTTACCATCGGCAAACATTTGTGTTTTTTTACTTTCAGGTATTAAGCATCCGCATTCCATACAAAGATACATAGCATCACCAACAAGCTTATACTCTTTGTCTCTCTCAAATTTAATACCTTCCCACTTTAACACCTGTAAGAATCCACATTCAGGGCAATAAATATTATAATACCTTTGATCACTGCCAAGGAACTCAGTTTCTATCCTGGAAAATCCTTTAAGTAATGGAGTAGAACAAAAGAATATTTTACGGCGGGCATAAGTTTGACATCGTTTTTCAAGCAGTGCGACAAAATCACCTTGTGGGCATATAGTTCTGTACTCGTCAACTTCATCAATAAACAAATATCGTACACTCATTGATCGCGCACTTGCCGGACTATTTGCGCCGGACATAACGAGAAGACCTCCTGGGAAACTTTTAGCAAGAGTTGTATTATTACTGTCACGTTCTCTTGCCGGTGCAATCTTTTCATTGAGAGTCGGGCAAGCTTTTATCATCGGTGATATCCGCTGCAATGACGAACGTTTAGCCATCTCCAAAGTAGGTGACACCATCAACATAGGCCCAGGTGCATGATCAATATTAAACCCCACCCAATTATTACCCACCTCTGTGCCTGAAATCTGCGAGCCTTTCATGAGGCATAGACGTTTACAGGGATGTGATGGGCTCAAACAATCCATTATCTCATACATAAATGGGACGCGCTCAGTTCTCCACTGCCCTGGTTCCGCGCATGAAACTTGCGGCAAGATTCTATACTTGTCTGCCCATTCCCACACCTTTAGATCTGGGTCTGGCTTTGCTCCGTGTTGTGCTCCACGGCGATATATCGTCTTTGCGTTTGATAGTTTTGGAATCATAAAGCCTGGTTTAATGCAATTGTTATTTCATCTGTTATCATTTTATGTATTTTATGTCTGTCCGTCTCTGCCGCAACCAGGGCCGCCACCCTATCCGGAACAGCTAACATATTGTCACGCAATTTACGGCCAACATCAAAGGCGGCTTTCTCCACTTCTTTCGCATCGACTAAGCTTTTGGTTTTCACTTTGTAATCAAGCTCGGCGGTTTTCGCTGCGTAATTTTCTTTTAATGTTTTCGCTTCTGCATAAGTCAGATGGCTACCTTCGATACCATCTGACAATCTTTTACTTTCAGGGTTATAACGTTCGGTTGTATAGTCTGCAAATTCCTTGTCAGCACGGATAGGATCTATTAATTTTTTACCTTTGTTCGCAAGGGCTATGCGTCCGTGTTTAATCCGGTCGTAAATTGTTTGCGCAGTTACGCCGCAATGTCTGGCGTACTCCGATTGATTCATTAATTTAGGTGCTGCCATTTATTTAATAAGTAAAGTACTGAAAGTTATCAGTGCCGCCGAGATCCAATACAAAAATCTTGCTTTGTCTCCCTCCCATATACAAACCACAGCAGCTGCAATATGAATAACAATTAACAAGGTTGGTATGTATTCTTTTATTTGCATTGTTTGTAAGTCATCCCCCCGGTTATCCACCGGTAAAACTAAAACCCCAAGCAAGTCATAAGTATCGTACTTGTTTGGGGCTTAAACCAAATACTGTATTCTGAAAAGTCGTAAGTCTTTAAAGCTGATACACTTACCTAACACTAGACAATAAGCGGGCTCGTTTCCGTACC